TAGTGATGCCATAGTTTTTCTCCTTTGTTATCTTATATTATGGTTTGGTTGGAAATACAACAGCATTCGCTTGTTCAACTGTTGTTATTCCTTCTGTTATGTCTCTTAATTCTTGTCTGTAAGTAGTCATATCTGCTGACATTGTATTGTCAGACATTCCATAAAAGTCTGTGTCTTGTAGTAATTTGTTTCTTTTAGCTCTTAAAGTGCTCATAGCGTTATCTAATTCAACGATCGGGAATTGTGCTTCAATGTCTGCTTTTGATATAGGTGTAGTTCCATTGTGCCATTCAATAGTATTAATATCTTCACCTCTTACAGTAACTTCTGCATTAGGATTTATTTTTCTTATTGCATCTATAATCATCCTTGTATCTCCGTTAATGTTATTGTTGATGGACTACTATCGTTTTGTGCATATAAATCTGATGAACCTGCATTTAGTTTCATTTGTGTAGAATAAGTTATTGCTGAAGTTGAACTTGGAGAATCTAAATGTGAATAAGTTGAAATACAAGGAATCCTAAAATCAGCCGAACCTTGTTGTCCTATAAAAGCATAAAAATATTCCTTTAAATCAGTAGAGCCTCTTAAAAGTTTAAAAGCCGCTTGTCGTTCACTACTGGTTACTACTCTAAAAGTATAATATTGTTGAACCGAAACTAAAATTTTATTAGAGGTGCTTGATGGTGTTATAGAGCCAGATAAACCAGTTACTACATAAGAAGTACTACCTGTTTGTACTTGTGTAGAATGAACACTTTGAATAACTTGCAAAACCTTACCTGCACCAGGAGCTACAGTAGAGGGTACTGTACCTTCTATTAAATTTGTTCCGTCTATTTTACTTAATGCCATAATCTATGCTCCTATAGTCCTGTATGCGCCAAAAAAGTTTTTGTTAAGTTCTCCAGATAAAGCAATTGTTCCACCACTGTTTTGATATCCTTGCACCATAACAAAATCTCCACTTGTAAGCATAGGTATTACACCTACTACATTAGGTGCGGGATAACCTGATGAATCTGACTGTGTTTCACATGTTAACTTTCTGTCACCAGAATCAGTTCCATTTTTCATAAAACTAATTTGTATTCTAGCAGCGGTAATTGCAGCAGTTCCCATTGCTGCGTAAAAATAATAATAACCAGTAGTAGAATCTGTGACAGTAAACTTACCCGTGCTTGTATTATATAAACTTGCTGTATCTCTGTCTACTGTTGGATAAAGAATAGTTGTGTGAGTATTATTTGAAAGAGATGTACTTGCACTATTTACATGAAAAGCTGGTGTGTTTTTAATTCCACTTGCATTAGGAGTTACAACACCCGCACCATCAGACGTTAAAATGCTGTTACCGCCAAAGTCCTGTAGTTGATTTGCTTTTATAATTGATGCCATTATCTATGCTCCTATTAATTTGTATGCAAACCAAAAAGTTCCATTATTAGATGAGTATCCATTTGTTTCCATGTTACCACCACTATTTTGCCAGTTATATATTTCTACATAATTAGATGCACTTAATTCTAAAACAAAACCAAATGTGCTATTTTGATATTGAGATGTGCCACTTATATAATCATGAACTCTTCTATATGTATCATCTTGTGACCCATTAATATAAATTGCATAATCTATAGTATTTATATCTCCTGCGTTTCTAACTAGAATATTGGCACCAACAAAATATTTTCCACCCATACCAGATGGTACTGTAAATCTTGAATTAGAAGTGTCATAAGCACTATTGGTATCAAATATTTCAGTTTCAAAAGTAACTTTAGTAAATGTTTCATTTGAAATAGCTTGATTTGATGATTTTTCAGCTCTAAATGCTGGTGTGTTAGCCATTGAACCTGCAACAGTCACACCTGAAGGCATTGTAAACGTATCCCCAGAACTACCCAAAGTTACTGTGCCGTTGTCCGCGATTGGTTCTATATTTGTTGTTTTAATTGTTCCCATATTATGATCCTATCAACGCTTTAATTTCAGCGTCAGTTAATCCTAAATCTTTTAATTTTTGTTTGCCGTTAGATGCGTCTGTTTCTTTTTGTGTTTCTGCATCTTTTAATTCTTGTATCTTTGCATTAACATCACTCTCACTTGGCATAGTTGCACCATCTTTAATAATCTTAATGTGTTGGTATTTCATACGTTCAGAGTTAGGAATTTTATTTCCATTGTCATCTTCTTTTTTCCAACCATACCAATTACCACCATTAAAAGTGTGTAATGCTTCTTGTAAATAATCCATTATTGGCTATCTCCTAATCTTATAAATGTAAAACAAGTTTGATTTTGGTCAGTACTACCTATGACAGTACCAGATGATAAACTGGAAATTGCAAAACGCACCTTAATATTTGATGTGTTAGTAACATTAACAAAATAAGATGTAGTAGCTGTGTTCACTCTTGCAGAACCACCATCTCCATTATTTGCTACTGCTACAACATCATAACTTGAATTATTAGCTGTAACTTTTATATTAACAGTAATTGTATCAGAACCAGATTGTAAACTTTGCATTGAAGCCATAACATGATAAAGACCACTTGTTGGAAATGTAAAAGTACCAGATGATAAAGACATTCCAGTTCCTATTTTAGAAAAAGTAGCATTATCAACTCTTTCTAAATTTGATGATATTGGGTCAACATCTGATGTTATGTTAGCAGTTAATCTAAATTGGTCTGCCATTGAAATTCCTAAATTATTTGTAGTTCCAGCAGTAGCTTGTAAAGTATCTCCAGAACTTCCTAAACTTAAAGTAGTTCCTGATTGTGGGTCTATTTTATCTACAAATAATGTTGCCATATTATACTACCGTTAATGTTCCGTTTACTGTGACTGTTGCTGTAAAAGATACTGGACCACATAACATCATATTGTCTGATGCGGCCACTGTAATTGATTCTGAAACTGTTGCTAGATTTTTATAGCCACCGTTGATTGCAGAAATCATTCCTGCTTGAATACTGTTTTCTCCAGGGTTAATGCTACCTGTAGATTTACCTTGGAACACTACATAGATATTTGCTGTACCCGATGGAGGGGCCGCTGAAAAAGCTAATGTTGTACCACCTGATATTGAATAAGATGAAAATGGATCTTGTCTCACGTTTCCAACATAGACTTCTACTTCTGCTGTGTTTGCAACACTTTGACTTAATGTAAAGTTTGTAGTTGAACCATTACCATTGAACTGTTGAGAGTTCATGGTATTTAAATTTTGTTTCGGTGCATTTCCTACGTACGCCATGATTACTCCTATGAACTTATTGCATCAACTGTAGACATCCAAACACTCAATGAACTTGCAGTATCTGATTGTGCCTTTACCACATCTCCGCTTTGCATTACTAATTTACTTCCACCGTCGATAAGCTCGAGCGATCCACCCGCAACGATTGGCGCATTTTTGATTATGTAGTGGTTTTGAGAACCACCTGTTACTGAAGATGTTATAAATACATCTGCATTTATTGTTGATGTTGTTATGTTTGCAAGACGAATAGAAATTATAGCATCGTTAGAATTACTAGTATGAATAGTGACTGCTGATGTTCCTACGTCTTGGTCTCCGAATCTTTTAAAATCTTGTGCCATAATTTATTCCTTATACTACAAGGCGATAGCCATTGCAACGGCAAAACCCGCTGAAGCTCCCGCAGTTCCATTAGATGCTGAAGTAACTCTACCTTTTACATCTACCGTAATTGATGAATTTGTATAACTAGCAGCTGTTACACCAGAGTTAGCTAGTGTTAATGCTCCACCAGATGCAATTGTTGCATCACCTGATACTGCTGATTCTTGATAACTTGTACCATCTGCAACTAATATTTTAGCAGATGTATTATCAGGCATTTTTAATAATGATCCTACAGTTAAATCACCATTTATATAATTAGATATTACGTTTGCAAAGTTACCCATGTAAGCGTGACTTGAACATTGGTAATAAACAATGTTAGGTGTGTTTGCATCAACTGCTATTTGAGTATATGCCCCAGCATTTCCTGGAGTTCCGTTTGTAGTTACACCTGTAGTGTAAGCTGTATTTTTAGCAGCGTCTAAATAAAATCTTAATGGGTGACCGTTGTTTGTAGAATCTGCTTGATCAAATCTATAATAATATTTGTAAGATGAATCTGCACCTGAAAATGTAATTGCAGGTGATTCTAATCCATCAAAGTAATATGCATTAGAAGACCCTTGACCTGAATAAGGATGAGCTGCTGTTTTAGAAGCAACTTTAACTGTGATTATTTTTGGCGCTGATGAAGAACCATATTCTTCAGGGTTTGGTAAACTTATTTTTGCACCAGGCACTGTACAGAATACTTCTGTGTTACCATTAAAACTTACAAGACCATCACTATTAGAACTGGAGATAACATTAGTTCTAGCAAGTGTACTTGCTCCTCCGTTTAAAGTTCCAAAACCAACTTCAAAATTATTAGTACCTGTTTGAAAAATACAATAGTATGTTGTGTTACTTCCACCAATACCTGCAGCAAAAGTTTCAAAACCTTGAACTGCTCCACCAAGTGAAAGTGTACCTGTCCCAGTAGTCGAACTAGTTTCTTTAACCCTATCGTTTAATTTAAACGCCATTTAATTTTCTCCTTATGCCATGCTTATGATAGCATTAGCCGGTGTACTTGGATCAGGGTAAGAAACTGTAAACGTACCATTAGTAGCCGTTTTGTTTCCACCAAAATCTAATACTACACATAATTTATCACTCTTGTCATCATTGTAGATTGCTGCAAACGCTGCTGTAAAAGTAGCATTAGCCCAAGTGCTATCTGCAAAGTCAACTGAAGCTACTGCAGTTCCAGAAGCTACTGCTTGTGAACCTAAAGTTTTTCTCTCGTAGTTTGAACTACCTGCAGAACTAACTTCATTAGTTGTAAGTGCAACCGTACTAGATGTTGAGTAAGGATTAGATGTATACAAAGCTATTTTGAACGCATCTCCTCCATTAGCGAAATTATGTGTTCCCGAAAAGAGTTCTCCTCTAAATGCGAACGGTATTATATTTGCCATATTGTTTTCTCCTTAAATTTATGGTGACGGTGACTGTAAAGGAGTACGAATAACACCATCTTGGTATTCGTCTCGGCGTCTACGACCTTGTTGTTCGATCGCATACGATTGCATTGCTTTTTGATAAGCCTGTGCATAGTATTGTAACATATCTGCAGGACCTTTCAAGTACCCATATGCTTCTACCAAACAAGCATATAAAAGTAAATCTTGATATTTATTCGATGTATATGTTCCTGTAACAGATGCTGGATTTGTTACAGTAGGTAGTGTTGTACTTGTAATACTTACTGGCTGCTTAATATAAGCTAAAGTAATAGAAAAAGTAGCATTTGGTGTAGGTGCAACTACCCAAAATTCAGCATCCCAATTGCCATAATATTTAGGGATACCAGAAGCTGTGTTAGGTGTATTATAAAATTCTGCCATAAAACTTGTATCTTTTTTTTCTAAAAAAGTCTGATTACCAGCAGAATCAGTTAGTTGTGCATATCTTATTGCCCTTAAATCATTAGGTATAGTTACATACCTATTTCCTGCAACTAAAGAAGACGTTGCATAAAATCTATTATCATCACTATCAGAATCTCTGTAGATTTTGTTTTCAGAATTTTTAATTATAGTATCCAATACTGCAGTAGTAAATACACCATCATCAACTTCAGTATAATTTCTAATATCGTCTTGTAGATTAGTTAAAGTGTATGCCATTATTTAACTGCCTCCTGACAATCTGGACATCTGTGTTTATATTTAGGACAATTATCACAATGATTTTTTTTTATTTCTTCATACATGACAAGATGAGGATCTTGTCTTTCACATTTAAACATATTTTTAATAAAATTAATTAATTTTTTAATCATGCTGATATAGTTATGGGTCCTATTGAACATCCATAACCTCCTCCATTAATATTTCCTGTTGTAGCAGTATCTGCATTGACTGTAAAGAAGAAGAAATTAGATAAAGCAAAATCAGTTGTAACTCTTGCACCATTATCATAAAGACCGGTTGTTATAGCATAACCGGATCCTTGTCCTATTTGTAAGCCGGTTATTCCGTCAAAATTAGGAATAGTTGCATAAGCAAAAACAGGATTAGTTGTTGTTCCTGTTCCGGGTGAAATTGTTGGAGGTCCTCTAAATAAATAAGTTGTACCATTTATCAAACCATGTCCAGGCACATTTACATTTATAATACCGGATCCTGCTTGGTAAGTTTTAAAACCATCTTGAGGTATCATTACAGTTGTAATAGGTTCTGTTCTATCAGGTCTTACTTGTAACAATGCAATACCGTCTCCACCAATTGCTTTAGGTTCTAGTTGAGGCTGTTTTGGTTCAAATTCTGTATAGTGTACAAACGAACCATTCCATTCCCTAACCATTTCTCTATATGGAAATTCTAAACCTGATCTATCTGATATAGCTTTTGAATGTTTACCTGTTGCGTACTTAGACATTATACTCCTGGGTAATAAGCTTTTGGTGTAATAAATGTACTAGAAGCTGAACCATCTTCTTGTAATGCTCTTTGAAATTCATCTTCATAAAATAATTTCATTGCTTGAGTTAATTGTGGAGCATACTTCATAGACAAATAATATGTTAAACCTGAAATCATACATGGTACAAATCTAAAAGGCATATCTGTTGTATTCGTATAAGCCCCTACATCTTGAATTCTTTTTATAAAATAAAAATGAACATCTTTAGATGCGTTAGTAGAATCAGGAGTAGGATAAACATTAATACTAACATGATCAATAAATCTTTGTACCCAATATTGATTAGGTGTACCTTGAGATAGTTTATTAGAAAAAGCTGCGTAAGTTGATCTATCTACTTTAGTCATTGGACTATCAGATTGATCGGATACACCCCTAGCTGATCTTAATTGTGCTTCAAGGATATCGGATATTCCGTAGACACCATTTGGATTTGAAGTAGCACTTGTACCATCGGCTGGTGATCTAAAAAATTTATATTCAGATTGACCTTGCACTAAATCTAAATCAAGTTCATCTATTTCCCAATAATGAATACCTCTATTACCCCATTCCTGAAGCATTATATTCAATGATCTTCTTGAGGTTTTTAATTGATAACCTGTTACTTGTTGAATCCCTAATCTTTCAAAAGATTCTTCTATTATTTCATCAATAGAAAAAGTTTTATCAAATGTAGTTGTTTCAGAAGTTGTGTTAGCCATGAGCTTACGCTCCTGTAATAGTTAACGTAACACTGCCATCTGTACCAGCTGATTGAGTTAATGTAGCACAAACTCCATTTTGAAATAAGATACCTGAACCTGGAATATATACTTCTAATCCTTCAGTTTCATATCTGTAAATAGCTTTTAAATTACCACTTGCTGCATCATTTGCATCAGCTACATCAAATAAAGATAAAACAGAACCTGCTTCGCCTCTTCCTTGAATAGAAGTAACTCTAGCTCTTGCTGCTCTTAAAACAGAAGCCGCACCTGTAGTTTTATTTAATGTTGTTTGATCTGAATCCATATTATTCTCCTTAAAATTTATGTGGGGCCGAAACCCCACATTAATTAATTAATTACGCTGTTGCTGAGTCTTGTAAGTTGTTAGCTTGAACATACGTAAAAGTAACAGTTACTTGACCTGTAGTTGCAGTACTTCCTGCAGCTATAAGAGTTGCTGTAATTTGTGTATCAGAACCAAATCTATCAGCTTCATCTAAAGCGCCGTTAGCTATTGAAGAAGTTTCTCCTAAAGCTTTAACGTTAGTATTGCCGATAAAATATGTAGCTGTTCCTGTTTTTCCAACTGAAACAGTTGCTGAAGTACCAGAGTCACTTACTACTGCAACTCTAATTGTAGTTGTAAGTAGTTGTGAGTTTTTTGGTATTACACCTACGTTATAAGTAGTTGTTCCAGCTGCTACTGCTGCATCAATCATAATTGATTGAGACATTACAACTTGACCTGTATTTTTTACATTTTCACCAACAGTTGTACCTGTAGTGTTTCTTATGTTTCCAGCCGTAATAGGTCCAGAAAAGTTAGTTTGTGCCATGATTATTCTCCTAGTTATATTCTACATAGTCTCTAGGCCGTCGACTATACTGCGTCTATGCAGAATATTAATTTATGTATAGTGTGAATAGTATATGTTATTTTTTAGTAGAGTGCAAGAGATCCTAAGGTATTTATGCATTTCAGCGATGTAGCTTTTGTCTAAGTAGCTACAGAAACTTGTGGAGCAACACCTTCTGCAGTGTTTTGTCTGTGGGCAATTTCAGCTTCTTCAAGCTTAATATCAGTAATGACTTGTTTAACTTTGTCATCAATTCTGACCATTTCAAGAGTATATCTACCATTAGATAGATGCTCTTGTTCCCACTTCAACTCCAAGGACC